GCAAAGCGGACGTTGGACAATTCGAGGTCCTTGCAGAACTGCGTCTCGACCTCGGCCAGTTTCTGCTCGACCTCGGCGGTCAGGCCGCGCAGCCGGCCGTCGAGGTCGGTGTATTGGTGCGCCTGCTCGTTCGCCGCCTCGTGCAGGCGCTGCCGGTCATTCGTCGACTCGGCGTCCTTGGCCGTGCTCGCCGTCGCCAGCCCCCCGAACGTCGCCAGAGTGGCCTGCATGACGTCGACGGTTTTGGCCGTCGTCTGCGCCAGCTGCGCCACCGGTTGGACCGATTGGGCGACGGCGTTGGCCGTAGCGGTGTTCGAGAAGGTGTAGGAGGCGTAAGCCAAAAAACTGGCCAGGGTCGCCATGACCCCCCACATCGGCCAGCTGGTCTTGCGCGAGTCGTCAAATTTTTTGTCGAGCCCCTCCAGCGTGGTCGTGAGCTTGTCCATCGTCGCCCGCAGATGGCCGACCTCGCCCTGCAGCGAGATGACATCGGCGGCGAGCTTGTCGAGGCGGAGCTCGTGATCCGGGACGGCGGGCATTATTTTTCATCCGATGACTGTGGCCACGTTGCTGATCGCGCTGTTCTGGGCCCAGGTGCTGCTCACCGTCGGCAATGGCCTGCTGCTGCGGACCTGGATCCGCCGCCGGCGCTGGGGTCAGGCCACGATCTCGGGTGGCTGCTTTGTGCTCTCAGCGGCGATGGCCGGGGTCTGCTGGTGGCTCGAAGGGTCGTGCGTCCTGCCGCACCCGGCGCTGATCCCGTATGAGGCCGGGATGAGCCTGTGCCCGGGTCAGGCGACCATCATCAGACTGCCGGCGCCGCCGGCCGCCCGCGACCTCTAATTGCCGACGCCGACCAAGGGCAGCGCTACCACACCGGTCGAAGCGGAGCCGCTCAGCACCGCATAGCTCTGCAGTTTCGAGACGCATTCCGAGCACGGGTTGAGGACTGCATAGCCCTGGATCTTCGAAGCGTCGATGCCGGTGCCGTTGAGCACGCCGTAGCCCTGCAGCTTGGAGGACTGCAGCTGGTTTGGTATCGAGCCCGCGGTCTCGCCCTTCGGCCAGGTCAGGCTCTGCGCCCGCGCCGGCGCCGCCGCGCCCAGTAGGACCAAGGCTGCCAACGAGAGAACCAGCCGCGCCATCGGTCGCTTAGTCCATCAGGAACAGGCTGAGCCCCATCAGGACCGCGCTGTTCTCGACCCCGTCGCACGTTACCGTCCCGCCCTGCACGTCCTCCATCGCCTGCGCATAGTGCCACCCCAGCGCGATGGTCGAGTTGCCCCCGGCGATGCTGCTAAAACTGGTGCTGCCGCTGTAATAGCTGTCGCCAACAACCCCGCCAGGGGTTGCGCTGGTGCTGTCAAAGTTGACCCCGACGCTGTAATTGTTGCCGCCCTGATTGCCGCAGAAGGCTTGCCAGGAGGCGGTTACCTGCGACTGGATCAGGCCGTCGAGCCAGTTGATGCGGTTGCTGTTGCTGTTGTCGGCCGCCCGCCAGGTCGCAGTCGAGTAGGTCCAGCTGGAGGTGTTGTCGCGCGACAGCGAGTGAAACAGCACGCGGTTGTAGGCATTGTAAAGCGCCAGCACGTTGTTCGAGCCGCCCGCGGCCGCCGCTGGCGCGAACTGCATTCCGGTCTGGCCATTGGCGGTCGCATAAAGCGAGCCGAGATAGGTCGCGGCATGCGCGGCAACCGAGCCGTAATCGGTCGTCCCGGCAGCACCGCCATAGCAGTGCGTCAGGCTGTTTTCGTTGGTCCACAGCCCGCCGTTGGTCTGGTCGAGCTGGGTCGTGCCGGCGCCGGTGCCGCGCGCGGTCGTCGAGGACCAGGCCGGGCCGACGCAAATGACCAGGGTGCCGCTGTTCGACACGCCAAAGATGTCATAGACCGAGCCCGAGGCGACATTCGAGGTGCTCAGCCCCATCGAGACCTCGCACGAGGGGATCGTCAGGTTCGAAGGGGTCGACCCGACCGGGACATTGTTGCCGGCATAGCAGTCGTAATAGACCGTGGTCGCTGCGGTCGTGTCGGTGGTCATCACCGGCGTGGCGCTGGTCAGGGTCAGCCGGCCCTGCGGGGTTACCGTCTGCGCCTGCGCCGCGCCGACCCACAGCAGTGCGGCGAGCGCCGCGAGTGCTTTTGTCATGGTCGTCATGGCTCGCTCTCCAGCCCGAGGTTGAACCCCGAGCTGATGTCGGTGGTCGAGAACGCCGCGCTGGTGTGCGGGTTCTGCGTCCAGACATACTGGTAATTGGCGAATGACGTGGTCGGCGCGATATTCGTGCCCGAGGTGTTGTCGGTCGAGTTGACCCGCATCAGCGGCTGGAAATGCTGCGGCCCGGTGGTGCCGACGAGCGCCCTGAAGGATTGCACGACCGCGGTCAGGCTCCAGTTGCCGCTGGGATAGCTCGTCGGCGTCGTCCATTCGGAGAGCGCATTGTTGGTCGCGGTGTTGATGTTGTTGCTGTCGTTGATCGTCGTCTCGTTGATGTTGCCGACCGAGCCGGTCCAGCTCTGGGTGTTGCCGGTCGCCTGGGGCGTGAGGCTCCACAACCCCATGCTGCGGGTGTCCTGCTGCGCGGCGATGACCTCGGACCAGCAGTTGCCCGCCTGGGTGCCGTTCGTGCAGCCGTTGGAATTGCCGTCGTTGGTCAGCTGCGCCAGCGCCACCTGGTTCAAGGTGGTCGCGGAATCGGTGCAGGGGTTGCCGCTGTAATTGATGACCTGCACGCCGGCCACATAGAGCTGCACGCCGCCGCTCGACGAGCAGGTATAGTTGATCATCAGGTCGAGGGCCGTCTGCGTGTTCGCAGAGATGGCGCTAGAAGCGGTTGCCAGATCGGTGATCGTGCCGGCCGCGTTTCGCGTCGAGACCTTGAGCAGGCCCTCGGTCGCGGTTTGCCGCAGCAGGATGCGCGCCACCCCGTCTGGGCTATAGACCCGCACCGCCTGGATCCCGGCGGTCGAGCCGACATTCGCCATGTACACCTGCGCGTGGATCCACAGCGGGTTTGATGTCGCGGTAAAGGTCGGCGACGTGATCATGTATGTCGGAGGGTCAGCGACGGTGCTGCCGTTGCCGTCGACATTCAACCCTTCGCGGGCAAAGCTGGATCTGTACCCGCCGTCAGTCTCGCCGCCGGCGCTGCCGCGCTTCGAGGACGTCACACCGGAAAACTCGGTGTCCTCGCCGCCGGCGAAGAGGATCTGCGCCCGCGCCGCGGGTGCGGCGGCCAACAGCAGGACGGCGAGTGCGGCGAAAAGAATGGATTTCATCATCGATTGCTCCGCTACCCCTTGAAGCCGCCCGCTGAAACGTAGATCGTCGTCGCCGCGGTGCCGGCGGCGAAATAGAGCCCGTTGCCGCTGCTGGTGCAGACCGGCGCGGGCAGGGTCACATTGGAACCGCCATAGCCGTTTTTCGCCGGGGCGACGGTGTACCAGAGGGTCGAGCCGCCCGAGCCGTCCTGCAGAGTGATCAGCGAGTCGGTGCTGCTGGTGTTGGCGATCGACAGCTCGTTGACGCAGATCCGGGTCGAGGCGATGGCGGCGATGATCTGGGTTGAGCTCGTGCCGGTGGTCGAGACCGCACCGCTGATCAGCGAGCTCGAATAGCCGCCGCTGACCGAGCCGGGCTGGCTCACCACCAGCTTGCGGTCGATCGTGCATTGCACCGCACCGGCCTGATTGTTGCTCAGGTTGCTGATCGAGCTGCTGTAGAAGCAGCTGAGCGGCATCAGCGTGTTGCTGGTGCCCTGCGTGAACGCGGTCTCGTCGGGCTGGACCGGCGGCTCCCACGAGCTCACCGCCGGCTTGGGCCAGTAGCCGGCGACCGCCAGAGCAATGGTCGCCGCCGCGATCGCGGCGATGGCGACCGCGGATTTGTCCTGCATATTGGCCCTTACCTGATGATCCAGTTGCTGCCGGTCACATCCGCCAGCAGCGCGATGTTGGCGCCGCCGGGGACATCGACGAACGAGTAGCTGCTCTGCCCCTGGATGGTGCCCGAGGCCGGCGTGATTGTGTGCTTATCGCCATTGCCCAGGGTGGTCGCTACACCGAGCCGGAAGCGTGGGGCCGCGCTGCCGGCGGCCGGAATGTTGGTCGTCTTGGCGCCGGCGCTTGAGCTCGCCCACATCACCTGGATGTCGGGGGCGACGATCGGGCTCGACGGCACCGTAAAACTGGTGCCGGTCGTGACCCGGTAGAGAAACGGCAGCAGCCCGGCGCCGGTCAAAGTGTAGGAATAGGCCGTCGCATTGGACAGCGACTGCAGACCGCCGCCCAGCGAGTTGAACGACGGAAATTTCCAGTAAAACGTCTTGCCGATCAGGTTCGACGGAAATTCCATCGAAAAGGTCGACCCCAAGATGCGGGCGAATTGCGCGCCGCTGCTGTGGCTGGCAATCGTCGTGCCATAGGCGCCGCGGCGGATATAGGTGCCGAGGCTGTATTTGCTGGCAGCGGTCAGGGTCGCCGCCGAATAGGCGACGAGCTCGCCGTCGCACCAGCACAGGCTCAGGTATTCATCGGCGTCGGTTGTCGTGCCGGCGATCAGCTGGCCGCCGCTTTCGGTCAGATCGACCGCCAAGGTGTTGACGGTGTCGGGGTCATTGCCACTGGCGAATGTGGCACTCAGCACCCCCTGGATCTGGCCATCAGCGATGTTCCCCGCTGGCACATAGGTCGTATTGTCGGGGCTGATGTAGACCTGGCAGCCGCCCCAATTACTGGGCCCGCCTGAGGCGACGATCCACACCAAGAGCGCACCGCCCGAGAGCCCCGGCGGCGGCTCAAAGATGATCGGCGTATTGACGGCGGGTGCCGCTGCCGCGGCCGCCGCGGCGACCGCGGTGTAGCCCTGCCCGGCGGTGTTCTGCAGCGGGTAGCCGTAGGCGGTGCCGACCCCGGTCGAGGTAATGGGCGAGAGTGCCATGGATCAGCTCGAGGTGATGGCGTCGCCGATCATGATCCAGTTGTCGGTGACCATCGGCTGTCCGTTGACAAAGGCGACAAGGGTGTTGAGCGTGGCGCCGGCGAGCCGCGCGCCCGACGGGTAGGCAACGATGATGCATTCCGCCGCATAGCCGGCAAAGGGCTGGGTAATGCCATCGCCCGAGGCGGCGGAATAGGTCAGCGCGACGCCGCTGCCGGCGGCGACGTTGATCCGGGAGAAGACGGCCGCGGCGCCGATGATCAGATCATTGCTGTTGGTGGTCGAGACACCGCCGACCTGGACCTGGCCGGCGGTCTGGGTCGGGCTGACGTAGGTCTGCTCTGCCGGCAGCGAGGGGTCAGGGTCAAAGGGGCTGTTGATGTTTGCCGCGCCATTGATCGCCATGACCGCGAGACCGCCGCCGACCACCTCCGAGCTAAACGTCAACTTGATCGGCTCGTTGGTGAGCACATTGGGTGCCGGCGCCCACAAGAGCTGCGTGGCACCATACCAGGGGGCAAAGCTGCTCCCCCCGGCATTGAGCTGTGCCGTGATCACCCCGGTGCGCGCCCTGAATGCCCCCAGATTGGGGCTGGAGACCGAGCCGATCTGCGGCGCCCCAGCAGCGACCTGCGCGGTCTGAAAGCCCTGGACCAGCACCAGGATCACGTCATTGGGCTGCGTTGTCGTGATTGTCGCGGTGACTGAGGTGAGCGCAAGCCCGCTCGCACCCCCGGTGCCGTCGACTGTCGGTGGCGCGCCCGGCGTCGCCTGCGAGGTTACAGTAGCGCAGCCGTCGCTGATGCCGGGGCCGGCGGCCGTCTCGGCCTCAAAGGTCAAATCGCCATTGGCGTTGCGCTCGCGCGAAATGATCCTGAACGGCGCCTCGGTGAACCCGGCGGCGGGGTCGGTCAGCAGCACGAGGTCCATCGGCTCGAGCAGCCCGTATTGCCAGCCGAGTTTGAATTTGCAGGTGTCGACATAGAGCTTGCGCTGCAGGATCAGCTGCGCCGAGATCTGCGCCGCGCCCGGGCTGCAAAAGCATTTCCCCGGCAATGTCTCGCCATCGCGCCGGCCATAGGCGTCGATGTGACCCTGCGAAAACACCGGAATGACATTGTCGTTGTAATAATTCGAGCGGTCCTTGTACTGGATGGTCAGCCAGTTATCGCGGTCGGCCGGGTTGTGCCGGGTCATGATGACCGGGTCGTCCTCGCCGGTCTGCGGCTCCTCGCTGTCCTCGGCGCGCGGGTGCCAGGGAAGAAAATTGTCGTCGGTCAGCGCATAGACCGGGGTCATGTTGTTGTAGGGCGTCCAGCTGACGCCATTGGAGCTCAATGCCGCGTCGCCATAGGGGATCAGCCTGACCAGGCTGCCCGAGCACACCACCGCGGTATTGGTCAGCCGGGTCAGACCGTCGAGCCATTCCGTACCCTTCTGCTGCGCGTCGAGCACGACCGACACCGGCAGGTTGGCGGCGACGGTGTAATCGCCGTAGAGCGTCAACAGATCGGGGTCGAGGTACTGCGCCGGAAACCCGAGGCCCCAGCGCTGGTCGAGCAGCAGCGCCTGCACGACATGCCCGGCGTTGGCGTCCTGCAGACCGGGAAACGAGCTGGCCGAGAACCCATAGACCTCGACAGAGACATTGGGCAGCACCGGCGACATCCCGAGATCGAAGTTGCCGGCGAAATGCGCGGTGCCGCTATAGCCGACGGTGTAGCCGAGCCCGGCCATCGTGCCGTCTGCCGCCTGCCCGTCGCCGCCCAAATAGAGGTTGAGCCCGATGCTGTAGAAATCCGCGACCTGGGCGTTGACATAGGCCTGCCCGACCCCGCTGATCGGGCCCTGGCACAGGCCAAAATCGGCATCGACGGTGAAATCGTGATTGCCGCCCTTTTTGCCCTTGCCGCTGCTGCCCTTGCCCTTGCCGCCGCCGCCGCCCTTGCCGGCGACGGTATTGGTGCCGCCGATCGGCAGGCTGCCCACCCCTTTCCCTTTTTTGCCGCCGCCCGGCCCCATGTAATTGCCCATGCCCAGCAGATTGCTGGGGATGCGCAGGACGCCAAAGACGATCGGGATCACCAACCCCGGGGTGGAGGTGTTGTACTGCAGCGCATTGGTGGCGGGCCGCTGCCAGGCGAGCTGCTGCAGAAAATCGTAGTGCGGGCGCAGGAAGCTCATCGGCAGAACGGCGACAGGAATTTGACCTGGTACTGGCGAAACCAGCCGGTGCTGGCGTCGGCCCGGCAGCAGCCGTGGCGCGGCGGCCGCCCCGGAATGGCGTGGATGACTTGCGGCCAGCCCACGACGATCGCGGCGTGGCCAAAGATCCGCCAGTCGTGCCGGCGGAAGATCGCGACATCGCCCGGCAGCGGCACCTCAATCGGGCGCCCGCCGGCCTCGAGAAGCCCGTTGAGATAGGTCTCGAGTTCCGTGTGAAACATGAAATCGGGCCGGTAGAACGGCAGATCGAGGACCGGCTCGATGACCCCGGCGGCGGCGTAGACCTCGGCCAACAGGGTCAGGCAATCGACCCCGGCGCCCTTGATTCGGCCGCCGTGGTGATAGGGTGTGCCGAGCCACGCCTCGGCCTCGGCGATTACCTTCCGGCGAAACTCCGTTTCGCCTAGCGGCAGGCGAAGCTCCGCTTCGCCGAGAGGGGCGCGCCGGGCATCCAGTGGTATAGTGGCGGTCATGGCGCAACCCCCGACGTTTTCACCCGAGGCGGCGGCCTTTTCACCGCCGCCGACAATCGATCAGCTGCTGGCGCAGATCTGGGCCGGCGTCCAGCAGCTGCTCGCAGAACAGGAGCGAACCATGGCCGTAGCCGACGATCTCGCCAAAGCCGTTGCCGACATCCAGTCCGCGGTGCAGACCGCGATCACCCTGATCCAGTCACTGCACCAGGATGCCGGCTCGGTCAGCGATGCGCAGGTCGAGGACGCCGTCAGCAAGCTCGAAGCCGCCTCGCAAGCCCTGGGCGGTGCGCAGCCGCAGCCCTAACCCGCGGCCCCGGACCTGGATCCGGGGGACCCGCGGGCCGCCCGCCGGCTCCGGCGCCGCCGATTAATTCCGGTTGACTTTAACCAAATCGGCGGCGTTGAAATTAGGCGATGTCCGAGGAACGGCCGGTTACCCTGGAGTTCATCGCCGCGCAATTGCAGCGCGTGCTCGCCGAGCTGCGCACCCTGCGCGACGATGTCGACGTGTTGACCGAAATCGTGCGCCGCCACGACGCCGGCTTTGACCGGCTCGAGGCCCAGTTGGAGATGGTGCGCAGCGAGATGCGCGAGATCCGCGCCGAGCTGCGCGCGATGCACCGCCAGCAGCAGCGCACGGCTGCCCGCGTGCGGGCGCTCGAGGAGCAGAACCCGGGTCCCGGCGGCTAGACCGCCGTCTCCGGCGGCGGGATGTAGGGAAACCCGCCGTAGCGGCCGGCGTTGTTGAGGTAACCGCTGCAGGTCGGCAGGGTGTGGTCGCAGCCCGGCAGCAATTGGAAGCCGTCGCCGGTGGCGACCGGGAAGATCCACGGCTGCAGCAGATGGACGGTGCCATCGACCAGCTGGCCGATAGTGCGCGTAAAACCGCTGTTCTGCCCTGATGTGCCAACGAGCGAGCCCTGGTCGTAGGCCGTCGACGGGTTGGGCGACACCCCGAGGCTGATCGCGTTCTGCGAGCTGCCGCTGCGCGCCGCCGCCGTGATCGCACCAATCCCGGTCGCCGCCCCCAGCGCGTTCAAGCCATTGACCCGGTCATAGCCGCACATCACCCCGCCAAAGGCGTGGTTGCACATCGACTGGTAGACCCGCCGCGGCACCTGGACGCTCAAGAGGTCGAGCAGCGACTTGACCCGGATCGTCGTCATCGAGCGGCCGATGTCGATATCGCCGACCCGGCCGGTGAATTCGTTGTAAGTGCCGATGACGACCAGCGATCCGGTGCTCCAGTCGCAGACGGCGTGGTCGAGTGCCACCAGGCAGCCGTCAAAGAGCCCGGCCCACAGCCCCTGCTGCCAGGTCAATGTGCCCGCACCGGGAAAGCCGATCTCGTCATTGACGCCGGCATAGACCTTGATCTCGAGCTCGGCGATCTCGACCCCGACCGCGCATTTGTTGCCGCCATGGTCGAATTTGGGACCGAGCGCAAAAAAATTAGAGGGGCTCGTCGTGTTGGGCGCCGGCGCGCAGATGCCGATCTGAAAGCCCGAATAGCGCAGTATCTCACCGGTCTGCAGGGTGAAGGTGTAGAGCTCGGCAATGCTGGCGTCGGTCGAGGGCCCCCAGCCGCCGAGGAAATTCTGCACCGCCGCGGTCGCAGGTCTCATGACCTGCGACCTATCCGACAGGGCCTGCCCCTGGCATGAAGTGAACCATGGCCCCGCGAAAGCGGGGCAGGGGCGAAAGCACGCTTTCGCCGAGAGGCGGTCGCAGGTCCCATTACAGCACTTCGCTGGTGATGCGCACCTGCTTCAATTCGGCCAGCCGCTGGATGAAATAGCTGGGGCTCAGCCGATCAGTGAAGTAGCTGCGGAAGTAGTAGGAAAAATCAGCGGTCACCGTGATGCCGCCGCCGACGGCGTTGTTGAACTGCAAGATCCCGCCTGGCAGCACCTGGTAGCTCGCCGGGCTCTGCAGGCTGCCGTTGAAATAGACATTGGCGACCGTGTTGAGGTTGGGGATGCCCGATTGCGGCACGACCGCAGGCTGCAGGATCCACTCCTGAAAGCCGCCCGGCACCAATGCCCGGGTCAGCTGAAACAAGGTCGGGTCAACCGCGCCGCACCCGACGGCCGGGAACGGGATCGCCGGCTGCCCGGTCGCCAGGTTGTCGGTCGGGTCCCAGAACAGAAAATCATCCCAGGCGCCGGCGCGCGAGTTGAAAAAGTCGAGCAGGATGCGCAGCGCATTGGGCTGCGAGGTCTGCGGCTGGGTGCCGGGGGCGCTCGGCTGGGTCCAGGCGCCGCCGGCGGCCGGATTGTCCTCGAGCCCGCTGTAGGTCAGGGTCCAGTTCCAGATCGGGTTGACGTAATCTCTGAGCCGCAGTGTGCGGCCGCTGACCGCGCGCTGCATGCGCGTGCCCCAATTCGAGGTGCGCTCGACCGGCCAGGCGAGCCCCGGCAGGGTCGGGTAGACCAGGTTGCTCATAGCTCAGCCGTCCGAGAGGTAATGGCGGCTGTTGCCGCGGCGCTCGCGGGCAAAGGCCTCGGCAATCGCCGCGCGCCCGGCTTGGCTCGTCAGCACGCGGCGCACATCGTGGCCGTCAAAGGAGGTGATGTTCACCGAGATCCCGCCGCCCGCCGGATGGCCGGCGACCAGCCCGCTGCCGGACCCGCCGGCGCCGGGCGGCAAACCCAGGCCACCCCCGGCAAAATCTGGAGAAATCACCGAGGGCGCGGGGGCGCGCGCGATGGCAAAACCCATCGCCGCGGCCGGGATCCCGGCCATGATATCGCGCGTCAGCCCGGCCGGGATCACCGAGAGACCGCCCGGCTGGGTGATGATCTCGGGCCCGCGCTCGCCAACCAGGATCGGCCCCGCGGGTGTCGTCCCGCCGCCGGCAAACCCGAGCAGCGAGCCAAGACCGAGGCCGCCGCCGCCAAACAGGCCCTTAAAGAGGCCGATCAGGCCGGTGAAGGCCCCAACGACGCCGGTGATCGCGCTGACTGCGGGCTTGGCTGCCGGATCCAGGGTCCCGATGGCGCTGCCGAGCTGGTTGATGCTCGACGCCGTCCCGCCAATGTTGAGATTGCCAAACCCGCCGCCGGAACTACCGCCGCCAGAACCGCTGCTGCCGCCGCCGCCGAACAGATTGCCGAGGCCGAAAAATCCGCCGCCGCCGCCCGACGCGGCCGCCGCACCGCTGCTGTCAAACGAATTCGAATAGGCGGCGGCGAATTGGTCGCCCATGAGCCCCAAGCCGCTGACATCGCCAAAGCTGCCGACGGCAGTCGCCGGTGCCACGGTGCCGGTGGCAAGCGTATTGTCGATCGTGCTGTTGACGTCGGACCAGCTCGTCCCGCTGCTGCTGTAGCCGGAAACATTGCCGAGGCTGGTGCCGCCGACGAAATCCTGATCCCCGCTCGGCGACGTCGTTGAAATACTGGTTACATTGCCGCTGGCATTGCCGCCGACTACGAGCTGCGAGCCGGCCCACTGCCCGCTGGTAACCGTGCCGCCGGTAAGGATGCTGCCGCCCGAGACTTTCATCTGGGCGACGTAGCCCGTGCCGCCGGCCTTCACGGCGGCCGCCATTCCCTCTTCCGGCGTGAGCGTGCCGGCCGCTATCTGCTCGTCGATGCCCTTGTCGTAGGCCGCCAGATAGGCGTCGGTCGCGGCGCTGCCGTCGCTGGTCGCGGCCGTGCCACCCGCGGCGCCCGCGCCGGTCGCGGTGGCTGCAGCACGGGTCGGGGCCGTACCGGTTGCCGCCGCGGTGCCGGCGGGTGCGGTCGTCGTCCCGCCCTTAGCCTGCGTATTGGCCTGGACCGCGGTGGTGTTGGCGTGCGTCGCCTGGGTGTTGGCGTCAGTGCTGCTCTTTTGCGCGTCGGTGCCGCTGCCGGTCTTACCGCCGCCGCCGCCAAAGAGCTTTGACAGCGCGCCGACGACCGCGACACCGCCGAGGAGCTCGCCGCCCACCGTTTGCCAGCGCGGTGACTGCTGCTGCTGGTTGGCCGGCACCAATGCCGGTGTCGCCGAGCCCGGCGTCTCGCTGGTGATGCCGCCGCTGGTAAAGACTGTGCGCGGTGTGGTCGTCGACGGCGTGCCGACGGTGCGGCGCCGGCTCGTCAGCGCGACGAGGCCGCCGATGGCACCGAGGCCCAGGAGCCCCGAGAGAAAACTGTCGCTGCTGCTGTCGCCGCTGCTGGTGCCGGCGGGTGCGGAGGCTGGCGTCGGGGTGCCGCTCGATGCGGTTTTTGCCGGTGCCGCCTCGATCGCTCGGGTCAGCTGCACCGTCGCGGCGGTGTTGTCCTTCTGAACCTGCTGGTCGGTGGTGATGGCGCTGACGAGGTCAGGGTCGACCGCCTTGACCTCATCAGGCGGCACCAGGGGTGCCGGCTGCGCCGGCGGCAGCGCTCGCGGTGGAGAGGCCGGAAAGCCCTCGCCCAATGTCGCCCCGGTCGAACCGAATAGGCCGCTCAGCTGCTCCTTGGCGTGCTCGAGCGGGTTGGCGATGAAATCCGAAATGTCACGGCCGATCTGCGCCCAGAAGCCGACCGGCACGACGTCTTCGCCGGCGTGCACGGTGGCGAGCCCGGTCGACTCGACCGACCCGCCCTCGGCCAAAGCCGGCACGTCTGCCGGCGCCAGGTCCGCCGTAGCGCCTCCGCGGGCGCGGGCAGCGGCGACCAGCGCCGGGCCCCAGGGGTTCTTTTCCGCGGCATAGGTCGCCAGCGCCGGCCCCTGGCCGCTGTACGCGCCGAGCGCGCCGACCCAGCTGCCGTGCTGGGCGTAGAGGTCGGAAAGGTAGTGCGCCGCACCGGTAATCGAGGACTCGGCGCTGGTGACGTCGACGCCATAGCGCGCCGCGGTCGACGGAATGAATTGGGCGATGCCGCGCGCGCCGGCGCTCGACGGACCCGCCTTTGGGTTGAACCCGCTCTCGGCGCCGAGCAGGTTGTAGAGGATCGCCTCGGGAACGCCGTATTGCTGCGCGGCCGCGGCGATCTGCCCGGCGTATTTCTCGCCGCCGGGCGGCGTGCCGGCGCCCGCGCCGGGGGGAAGCGCGGGCGCCGTGCCTTCCCCGGATGACCCGGGGGCTCCGGCCGCGGATGGAGTCGCGCCGCCGGAAATCTTGGCCGCAGCCCGGGCCGCGGCGTCGCCGAGGCGGTCGACCTCGGGTGAGGTCTTGGCTAGCGCCGCGTTGAGCTTGTCGGGCCCGGTGGTCTCGGTCTTTTTGCCGGAAAAGCCCTGCTCGAGCTTGTCGATCGCCGCGCCAACACCTGACGCGTCGAGCAGTTGCTTGATCCCGCTTTCGAGGACCTTGGTCTCTTCCTGCTTGATGACCTTCTGGATCGCCTGGCCGATCGACTCGTGGCTCTCACCCGTCAGCGCGCGGGCGAGCCCCGCGGCGAGGTCCTGGTCGATCTTGTCGGCGCGCGCCTTGTCTTCAGCCGCCGCCTTTTCCTTGATGGCGGCGATCTTGTCGTCGCTCTGCTGTTCGAGCTCGGCGCGGCGGTTGGCGACCTCCTGCAGGATCTTGACCTGGCCCTGCGCGGCCTCCTCCTCGCGCGCCAGGATCTGCTCGGCCGCCCTGCGGTGCGCTTCGACGATCTGGATTTCGGCCGCGGCCGCTGCATCGGCGGTAATCTGGTTTGAGGAGCGCCGGCGCTCGACCGAGGCGATATCGGCCGCCTCGGCCTGGTCGAGGACCCGGCGCTGTGCCTCCATGCCGGAAATCGCCGCGGTGATCTTCTGCTCGGCAAAGCGCTGCTCGATCTCGACCCGCTGCTTGTCGAGCTCGTATTCCTTGGCCCGAAGATCGCCGCCGCCGCTGCGGATCTGGTCGCCGAGGTCCTTGCCCGAATATTTATCGGCGGCCGCGGCATAGCGCTCGCGCACCGCCTGCTCGGCCTCGGCCGCATTGCGCGCTGCGGCGATCTTGGCGAGCGACAGCCGCTCGATCTCAGCCTCGTTTTTGCCGGCCTTGGCGATCGAGTCGTCGAGTGCGGCCTCTTCGACTTGGAGCCAGTCGGCGACGAGCTTGATCTCGCGCGCGAGGTCTTTCTGTTGCTGCTGGGCGTTGGCCAGCGGCTCCGGCGACGGCTTGGCCGCCTCTTCCTTGGCCTTGTCGGCGGCCTTTTCCTCGTCGGTCTTTTCGGGCGGCGCCGGCGTGGCGCGCTCCGGGACCGGGTATTGCTTGGCGATCGCCGCCTTTTCCTCGGGCGGCAATTCGGGCAGCGGCGGCAGACCGGCAAACCCGCGCGACAGGTTCAAATCGGTCAGCCGTTCCTTTTCGGCCTCGCGCCGCTTTAAGAGCGCCTCGGTGCGGTCGGTCGGCTGGACGATCTGCTCGGCGATCTCGCCGGCGCGCATGCCGGCCCAGAAGTCCTGGGCGTCCTTGACCATGCGGTCGAGGATGCCGAGCGCACCCTCGAGCGGCTTGCTCAGCCCCTCGACGATCTTGATGCCGAGACCCTGGAACTCCTCGCCGATCGTGTTGATCTTGCGGGCGATCGCTTCGAGCTTTTCGGCGACCTCGCCATCGATAACCGAGCCGGTGGCGCGCGCCTCGGCCTTGAGCTTCTCCCAGCCGGCCGAGCCCTGGTCAAAGATCGGCGCCAGCTGGGCAATCCCGCGGGTCCCGTAGAGTTCGCTAAAGATCGTCTGGCGGTTGGCGCTCGGGCCCATGCGGACCCAGGCGTCGGCAGATTTGCCGATAAACCCGGGCAGGTCGTTGAGCTGCGCCTTCATGTCCTCGACGGTCAGGCCGAGGGCGCGCATCGCGATCCGGGCCTGGCTCGCCGGGTTGGTGATCGCCTCTTCGAGCTTGCGCTGGACCTGGTTGAGGTTGCGTGTGACCAGCTCGGCGTTGCCGCCGGCCAGCCCCATCGCCTGCGCCATTTCCGAGTATTGCTCGGTGCTGAGGCCGACGGCGGCGGCCATGTTCTTGGTGTGCTCGCCGAGCTCGGCAATCGCCTTGACGCCTTCAACGAGGCGCTCGACGCCAAAGCCGATGCCAAAGGCACCGGCGAGTTCCTGCACGCCCTTGGTCAGCTCGCCGAATTTGGCGCCGAGGCCTTCGACCTCGGCCTTGTGGCCGCGCAATTCGTTGCGAAAGCCGGCGGCCGCACCCTGGGCGCGCGCCAGCTGCCCCGAGACGCGTTCGAGCTGCTGCTGCAGCTGCGGGTCGGCACCGGCGGTGCGCAGCTGGTCGGCGAGCTTTCTGACCTCGGCCGCATAGGCGCGCACATCGGCCTGCGCCTGGGCGAGCTTCGCCGTCAGCGCAGTCGTGTCGACGCCGATCTGCAGGGTGAGTGAGTCAGCCATTTAACGATAAATTCGCTTGCCTTTAACCAAACTGCCGGCGTTGAAATGCGGGGCCCTCGCTGGCGCGCGGGCGGCCGAGCGAGGTGCTTGCCACACCCCGCCCAGCCCAACTCCAAGCACAGGTGCATCTATGCTCAGAGCCAAAATCAAATCTGCCCTACTGGTGCCGATTGCCGCAACCGCGCTGGCCGCCGCCGTCGGCGGGTGTGCGCCACAGCCCTATGACGTGTGGGCGGATCCTGAGATCATCCAGATCAACGAGCGCTACGCCGCCTACGCCGCCAAGAAGGTCGCCATCCAAGACCAATGGCTCGCGGGTTACCGCGGCTGCGTCGCGCAGCTTGAATCGCTGCAAATCGGCGACCCGGTCACCGCAACCGAAGGGTTGTCGTGCAGGCCGGACAAGATAAACATCACCGAAACAGGCGGCGGCAGGGTCTCCCAATGGGTCTACGACGGCGTTGGCTATCTCTACTTCAGAGACGGCTCACTCGAAGGTCGCCAGATCGTCGCCTTTGAGCCGCTCAGCGATTAGCCGCCGTGCCGGCACCCTTTGACACGCTAAAGCTGGCCCGCCAATTCGAGGCCGCCGGGTTCGAAACCAAGCAAGCCGGCGACATGGCTGCCGCGCTCGCCGACGCCATGTCGGGTGCCAATCTCGCGACCAAGCAGGACCTGGAGCTTCTAAGAGCAGCCCTGGAAGCCAGGATCGACCGCATCGTTGTCCGGCTCGGCAGCCTCATAGTGGTCATCGCCGGGCTGCTCTTCGCGGCCCTGCATTACTGGCCGCCACACTGATGGCGGCACCCTTTGACACGCTGAAGCTGGCGCGCCAATTCGAGGCCGCCGGGTTCGAAGCCAAGCAGGCCGGCGACATGGCGGCGGCGATCGCCGACGCTATGGCCGGTGCGGATCTGGTGGCAACGAAAAATGACCTGGCGATCGCCGTTCGCGACCTCAAAATCTGGACCGGATCAATCGTCGCAGCGGCGGTGGCGATCCTGGTCGCGGTCCAGCATCTCTGGCCGCCGCACTGAGAGGGATAGCGGCCCAAATGAGTGACCCGCGCCAGCAAGCCGAGCTCCAGCGCATGCTGGAAGAAACCCGCAAATTTGTCGCCGAGGCACACAAGCTCGAAGCGGAGCGGCGCAAGCTCGACCGCGACCGTTGGCTGGCACCGATTATCGGCGTCGGCGCCGGCATCGGTTCGCTGATCGGCGCCGCCTCAGTGGTCTACCGTCTGCTGCACGGCTAGCCGCCATTGCCGGACGTTAATCGAGGCCAAGAGGCCAGCCGTCGGCGTCGCAGCCGCGCCGCGGCATGCCGCCGCGCCGCCTGGCACCCGAGGCGAGCTCCTTGATCTGGCGGTCGTGCGGGCCGCACAGCGAGCGCAGATTGTCGAGCCGGTCGGCGTCGGTGGCGTAGGGCACACGCGGGCGTGTGGTAATGTGGTCGACCACGTCGGCGGGGGCGGTGCAGCCGGGCGCGGTGCAATGCCCGCGGTCGCGCATCAGTGCCGCACGGCGCAGCGCGCGCCAGTGCCGGGTGTCGTAGTAGCTGGTCATCGTGCCGGAAAGCGCTCGCGCAGCTCGTCGTCGATCTTACGCATCTGGCGCGGGCGCACCGGCGCAAAGGGCTGCGGGTCGTCGAGCAACGACCAGTCGAGCGGGGGAGCGGCCGGCGTGCCGTCGGCCGCGGGCGGCGGGGTGTAGCGGGGAGGGATTTGCAGATAGGCACGGGCCAGCTGGTCGACCCGGGGATGGTCGCCCCAATAGCGCTGCAGAGCGTAATACATCGGCAGGGTGCCGCGCTGCCAGATCGCCTGCGGGTCGCCGCCCATGATGCCGGCGGCGGCGAGCTCGGCTACGAGGTAGCCGAAATCGCCTCTGGCGAGGGGCCCGTCATCGGGTGGTCCGCCGGAGTCGAGCCCTCCTCCTCCGGCCGGGGCGGGTTTTTTGAGATCAGCCCAGAGGCGATGCAAAGCTGGCGCACGGCGGCGATAACCCCCGGGCGCTCGTCGACCTCGACCGGCTCGCCGCTGTCGGGGTCAAAGCGCTGCACCCGGACCCGCTTTTTGAGCTCCGGCAGAGAGAGATCGGGCCGGGTTTCGAGCAGCACCTGGGCGAGGAACGCCAGGCTGCGCGCCACCCGGGCGACATGGTCGGGCGCATCGTCGAGCGCCTGCAATGCCGGCCAGGCGCGCTCCAATGTGGTGAAATTCATGATCGCCGGCAGGACGATGTCCTCGCCGCCGATGCGTACTTTCGGCAGATCCACAATCACCCCCTTGAATGGATCCCCGGGTCGGCTCGCAACCGAGCCGCCCGGGGACTGCGGTTAGGAAATATCCGTCGAGCAGTAGCCCAAATTGCCGCTCGGGTCGGCGCTCGCGATAATGTCAAATTCGTTGATGATGAAATCGTCGAGCCGGGTCGGGACCATGAACCGGTCGGCAATGCAGCGGTTGAATTCCCAGGTCTGCTGCCGGCCGTCATAGGGCTGGTTCAGCACGACGCTGAAAAACGGCTGGCTACCCATCTGCGGGTTGCCAAACGCGGTCCGCTGGCCCTGTGCGGCGGTATAGGTATAGCTGATCAGCGCGGTGCCGGTCTGCCCGGCATTGAACGTATAGGTGCCGGCGCTGACAGAGTACTGGCCCACCGCCGGGCTCGAGGCAACCGCCAGCAATGGGTTGCCGGTGGTCAGGTCGGTGACACCCTCATCGGCGCGGAAGAGACTGGAATTGGTCACCGCGACCGAGGTCGCATAGGTGTGCGATTCCGAGTCGACAAACAACGTTTCGCTGCCTGACGTCACGGTGCCGCCAAACATGAATTTATTGTAAAGCAGACCCCGAATGCCGGCGAATTTCGCCTTGATGGTCACCTGGGTCTTGCCCTGCGCCAGTGCGAAGGCATAGCGGTTCTGGCCAAACAGCGACTTGGTCTCCGGCCGGTACTCGATCGAGGCGTCCTGCAGGATGCCAAAGCGGATCGGGACAATGTCGTTGACCGCGGTCGCCACCATGATGCCGGCGGCAAAGCCGATCTGTTGCGAATAAGCGGAAGCCATTAAATGGGCGCTCCATCTCTAGGGAATGCCGCGTCGTCACGACGCTGCGTGATGCCGTTGCCCAAGCGGCGCCTGGGGCAAACCGAGTCGAAAACGAGGTCTTCTAGCCGCGGTTGGGGCCGCCGGTCGGGCTCACACCGGGCACTAAAATCTTGACCGGCAGCACGGCGATCGCCGAGCCGCCGAGATCGCCCGGGTAGAGTGCAGCCTTGCCGTCGAGCCAGCAATGCGTGACCAGCGCCGGCACGCCCAGGGTCTGGGTTTCCGTGGCACCCTGGGGCTCGATCAGCTCGGCGACGGCATCGATCAGGTAATTGAGTGCTATCTCCGGGGCGACATCGACATCGTCGCCGCCGGCGGAATAGAGCCAGATCTCGGCCTCGATCTCGACCCGCCCCGGCAGCCGCGGCCGCCGCGGCAGAAACTCGTCGCCAATGTGGCGCAGAAACAATGCCGGCTGGGCCGCGACCTCGCCCCATGGCTGCAGCCGCCGGCCGCTGGTCTGCAGACCCGAGGTGATCTGCACCTCGCCCGCCGAGGAGGCGGCCGCCGGCAGGGTCATCGTTACCGTTCCGGCGCCAATGGCCTGGATGTAGGTTCCCGGCGCGAGCCCCGGCCCAAACAATGGCAGCCCCTGCCACAGATTGCCGGCAATCGCGCTGACCCCGGTCAACACTGCGCTGCCGCTGCTGACCGTGGCAAAAAACGACGCCGTCAGCCCCGGCACCAGCAGATTGTAGAGTGCCGTCAGGATCGGCTCGCGCGCGAGCCGCGGCTGCGCCATTTAGGCGGCGCGCTGGAAGCTGCGCTTGCGGCTGACCGTCAGCCGCCAATCGGTCTGCACCTTGTGCGTAAACCGCGAGACAAATTCGGCCTCGCCGATACCGAGCACGCCGAGCAGCAGCCGGCGGTCGGTGCGGTCCTGCTCGCCTGGCGGCGACAGGGTCACCCTGCCGGCGGCACCCTCGGCGCGCGTCAGCCCGCGGCGGACCAGCTCGCCCTTGAGCGCCTCGATCCGCTCCTTGAGGTCCAGCGCCTCGTCGGCGATCATGCCGGGCGGCAGCTTGCGCAATAGCTTTTCCTCGACCGTCAGCCGTTCCGTCATGCCCCCAATGCCTCCTCGATGGCCTCGTGCAAAGCGTCGCGGATGTCGCCGCGCATTGTGTCCAAGGGCCCGCGCAGATAGCGCCGCGCCGCCATATTCATCGGCCGCCGATAGGCCGCGACAACGACATCGAGCGGGGCGATCTGGCGGCTGAAGACGTGGGTCAGCCGCACTGTGTGGCTCGGCACCGCCGCCGGCTTGCTGGCACCATATTCGAGCGCCCCGGCCTTGCGCGCGTCGGCACCGTCCTTGGCGGCGACGCGCACACTGGCGCGGACAAAATCGGGGCGGTTCTGGACTGGCGACTTGCCGGTCTCGCCCGCCAATTTGCCGGTACGCTTGGGCTCCGCACCCAGCACCCGGCTCAAGAGCTCGCCGGCGAGCGCGTCGATGCGGCGTGCGAGCGCACCGCGCGCCGCCTCCGGGAATTCCTGCAGCCGCACATCGACGCGGCGGTCGCCGTCAATGTCGAGCGTAAACTGCATGGCTCAGCACGATGTCGAGGTGCCCCAATATTGATATTGGTTGTGGCAAAGATTGCCGGCTTGCGTCGACGTAAACGCCAGGGGCCACATGCCGCACTCGCCGATATAATCGACCACATTCCCGGCCCCGTTGATGGCGAAGTCGCCGCTCGTTGACCGGCTTGTCGTGCTGCCCGTGGTTGTTGTGCCGTCAACATTTATGAAGGTGGAAGCGCCGTTCACATCGCCCTGGATCGCATGAGCCACCCCTGACGTCTCAGCGCCGCTGGTGACGTATGAATTGGCGCCGCTGACCGAGAATTCGTTGCTGCTGGAGGCATTTGAAATGCCATTCGCGGTTGTTTCCGACGCGCAGATAAAATCCGCGTTCGCTGTGTTGTAGACGTTGACGACAGCGGAGAATGACTGCGGCGCCGAGATCGCGAGCCCTGCATATGACCCCGCCAGGTACGTCGCCGCAGCAAGCGGCCGCTCGAGGCACGGCAGCGACCCAATGCACGAGAAAGCGAGCTGTGGCTGGTTGCCCGTTGTCGCTTGCGCCAGGTTGAAGCCATTGCCGCTCTGATCGTAGGCCATGGTTACATAGCACGTCGTGCTGTTGCACCAGGTCGCGACCGCGGTGCCGTTGTCGCCGCCGGTCGAGCAGTTGGCGGTTTTGCCGAGCCCGCCCGACGCCGAAACGATGATGTCGCAGGTGTGGCTGTCGCTGGCGCGGCGCAGGCTGACTAGCGCTTGGGTCCCGGCGTTGACGATCGCGGCGCTATAGGCGCGCAGCCCGTACCAGGCCGTGGCGCCGGAGACGATGTCGCCCGGCCCGGTGTAGCCGCCGCCGGCCGGGCGCTCGGCGCCGACCAGCGGGACCTGCGCCGCCGCCTGGTGCGCCAGCGCCAACAGCGCCAGTGCGAAGAGCGCTCGGAGCATCAGTTGTAATCGAAGCTGCAGGGGAGCGCCGTGCCCGGTGCGGTCGAGCCGTTATAGGTCGTCGTCGCCGCCACCGAGATCGCGGTCGAGTACTGGTCGCCAACCGGCGATTTGGCCCAGCCGCCGGTCGCGGTCGCGGCGATCGGCACAAAATCGGTCGGCGTCGTGCTGCCGAGCGTCACATTGCCGGTCGTCGCATTGAAGATCTGCACATAGGCAACCGAGGCATTGGGGTTGTAGCAATAGACCCGGCCCAATTGCCCGGCCGATGACTTGACCGACTGCACGGTCGTCGACAGCGCCCCCTGGATCGTTGTCGTCCAGCCGCCCGAGGTGCCGAGCGAGCTGCCGAGCGAGCCCGAGACCGGCCAGCTCGAGCCGGCCGCCGGGCTCACCGTGTATTGCGCCTGCGCCGAGCCGATGCAGGCCAGCAGCGCCGCCGCGGCGATCGCCGCACGGGATAACAGCATCGATTTGCCTCTCGTCAGATGGCGCTGGGGACGCGATAGGCGTCGAGCAGCCCGGCGATCTCCTCGGGGATCGCCCCCGATTTGGGCGGCCCACCGACCCACCAGGTCTTGGTGCCGACCCCGGGCTGTTCGAGCGAGCGCAGGCTCGGGTCGACACCGCGCTGAAACCAGCGCCCGACCACCAGCCGCAACGTCGCCTCGACGACGTCGGGCGGCACAGCCGCATAGCCGGCGCTGTAATTGGCGGTCACCGGCAATGCCTCCCAGATCGTCGCCACCCCGGTAAACGGGTCGAGGCGCAGCAGCTGGCCATGCACCGGGTCGAGCGCATAGTCGCTGTTGAGCACCATCGCCTGCGTCGTGCCGAGTGCGATCGTCTGCGCGACGCCGAGCCCAAAGGTGATCGGGGTCGCGGGCGGAATGTCGCCGCCGATCGGCGCCGAGATCGTTACAGTCGTCGGCGTCACGGCGGTAATCGTCGCCCCCGGCGGGATGTTGAGCCCCGATATCGGCTGACTTGCCGCGGCCCCGGTGGTCGCGGCAAACGGCAACACCTGGCCCGAGGGCGTGTCGGCCGAGGTCAGCACCGTCGTCATATTGACCACCGGGAAGCGGCTCAGCTGCAACGGTGCCACCCCGCCCGGCGTCTGGTAGGGGTAGGGGTCCTGCTGGATGTGCAGCAGGTCGGAAATCATCTCGATCTGGAACGGCTGCTTGCAGTAGAGCCGGATCGCCGTCGAGGCCTGCGTAATGGCGCGGCTGAGCCAGGCATCGTTATTGGTGTCGGACGTCGCGATCTTCAATTCGTCGTGCACCGTCGCCAGGTCGGTCAGATCGTACTGGCTCGCCGGTGCCGCCGGCACCGTCGCCGGCACCAGCACTGACGTGATGACGGAGACGGTCATAGGCGCGCCACAAAATCCCGCAGAAGAGCCCGAGCCCGAAGACGACCAGCAGAGCGCCCGTCACAGCGGATAGGCAGGGATGTCGATCGAGTGGGCGTCGACCTGCAAACTCGTGCCGCCGGCATAGGTGCCGCTCGAGGTGTATTTGAGCCGGATGCGCGGGCCGACGAGCCCGTCCTGCACGGTATTGCTGGCGATCGCGCCATCGGTCAGCGCCACCGGGGTCAGCTGCGGCGTGACCGCGCTGACGTTGAAGGCCTTGCGCGCCGAGGCCGTCGTGAAATGCAGATTGGCGATATCGACCGCGGTCACCCCGCCGTCGAACGACGTCTGGACATAGACGTCGACCGAGGTGCCACCGCTGCC